GCGACAGCGCTGTTTATGGCATTAGGCCGCGCAATGCTGAACGGTCGGGCCAGCAATCAATCCGTTTATGATGAGGAAGACGTCGCATGTTAACGGCAATTATTACATTTATGATCGGCCTGTTCGGCGCGGCGCTTATTTCGTTTGGCGCGTGGATGGTCTTCCCGCCTGCAGGCGTTATTGCTGCAGGCGTGTTTTGCCTGCTGGCATCCTATTTTGCTGCCAGAGCCGCCGCGCCAGCGAATGATTCACCAGGGGGTAACTGATGTTCATTCCTCAGTTCTTCCGGGGTAAGGCGCGTCCGGGAGGGAGTAACTGGACAACGGTTCTCGGTAGCGTCAGCGCCAGCAAGAGCTCATCGGGAATGCTGGTAACGCCGGAAACGGCAATGGGTATCGGGGCCATTCGCGCCTGCGTAACGCTCCTTGCCGAATCCATCGCCCAGCTGCCCTGTGAGCTTTACCAGCGTGATGAAAAAGGCGGTCGCCGCAGGGCAACGGATCACCCCCTGTACGATGTGATCCATTCGCAGCCAAACAGAAAGGACACCAGTTTTGAGTATTACGAACAGCAGCAGGGCGTGCTGGGGCTTGAGGGTAACAGCTATTCCCTGATTGACCGGCACGGCAACGGCGATATTGCTGAACTGATACCGATTAACCCCAAAAAGGTCATCGTCCTGAAAGGGTCGGACGGGATGCCGTATTACGAGCTGCCGGAGCTGGGTGAAACGGTGCCGATGCGCATGATGCACCACATCAAGTATTTTTCGCTCGACGGGTACATCGGCACCTCGCCGATTCAGACGAACGCGGACGTTCTCGGGCTGGGCATGGCGGTTGAGCAGCACGCCGCGCAGGTATTCGCCCGTGGTACCACGATGTCCGGCGTGATTGAGCGTCCCAAAGAGGCGGGAGCCATCAAGAGCCAGGCGTCAATTGACAAGCTTCTGGCCAAATGGACGGACCGCTATTCCGGTGTACGAAACGCCTTTAGCGTGGCGTTGCTGCAGGAGGGCATGAGCTATAAGCAGCTGTCTCAGGACAATGAAAAAGCGCAGCTGCTGCAGTCACGTCAGTGGACGGTCAACGAGGTGTGCAGGCTTTACAAAATCCCGCCACACATGATTCAGCTTCTCGACAAATCGACCAACAACAACATCGAGCACCAGGGTCTTCAGTACGTGATGTACACGCTGCTGGCCTGGCTGAAGCGTCATGAAGCGGCGATGATGCGCGATTTGTTGTTACCCAGCGAGCGTCGTGACTTTTACATCGAGTTCAACGTCTCGTCGCTGCTGCGCGGCGATCAGAAATCGCGTTACGAGTCCTACGCGCTGGGCCGCCAGTGGGGCTGGCTGTCGGTAAACGATATTCGGCGCATGGAGAACATGGCCCCGGTAGAGGGCGGTGACACTTATCTGACACCGCTGAACATGGTCGATACCAGTACCGTTCACGGGCTGGATAAAGCCACCCCCGCGCAGATAAGCGAAATCAGCGCAATCCTGCAGCGAACTGCATAAACCTGATTATCAGGCTCTCACAGGTATACACAATGTCAAAATTAATCAACCTGCCGCACCTGGCTGACCAGGTGTTCGGGGTGCCTCATTACGCCACACGGCAAATCATGGACTCGGTGAAGTCGATCCTGGTTCCCCGCCTGCAGGGCATGAATGTGGCCCCGCTGGAAATGGCCCTGGGACCGGATGAGTCACAGGAGACGAACGAACCGCAGCAAAGTGGCGGTGGTGTAGGCGTTATTCCCGTCCACGGCATCCTTGTCCCTCGGCGTGGCCAGATCGTGAATATGTGTACGGAGCTGAACAGCTACGAACGTATTCGCGGCCAGATTGCTTCCCTTCTGAACGACCCGGGCATTAAAGAAATCGTGCTCGATATTAACTCGGGCGGCGGTGCGGTATCGGGCTGTAAGGAGCTGGCCGACTACATTTACCAGTCGCGCAGTGTGAAGCCCATTACGGCCATCGTGAACTTCAGCGCGTTCTCTGCGGCGTACTTTATCGCGTCAGCCTGCAGAAAAATCATCGTCAGCGAAACCAGCGGCGTGGGTTCCATCGGGGTCATCCTGGAGCACATGGAAGCATCGAAATGGGAGGAGAGTGTGGGGCTGAAATTTACCACGTTCTCGCGCGGCGATAACAAGAACAACGGCTCCCCACATGAACCGCTGACGGAGCTGGCCACGTCCCAGATACAGGCGATGATCGACGGTGCGTACCAGACGTTTACGTCTTCCGTCGCGCAGTATCGCGGTATTGATATTGACGCCGTTATTGGCACCCAGGCCGCACTGTATTTCGGGCAGAACGCCGTCGCGGCAGGGCTGGCAGATGAGATGTCCGATCCTCAGTCAGCCATCAACGCGATTGCCGCGAAATACAAACCCTCACCCCAGCAATCCAGTATCCAGTTACGTGCCGCTGTTATGGATCAGCAGGCCCGTATGTAACCCGACGCGAAGCGTCACCGTAAGCAGCCAGATGGCTGCTTTTTTTATGCGTATAAGAGAGAAAAACGATGAACAAAATCGAAGAACTGCGTCGCCAGCGTGCGGGTATTAACACTCAGGTTCAGGCCCTGGCACAGATTGAAATGAACGGCGGCACGCTGAGCGCGGAGCAGCTGGAGCAATTCACAGGCCTGCAGGCTCAGTTTGATGAGATCTCGGCGTCCATTCAGCGTCTTGAAGCGGCAGAACGCCTCGCCGCCACCACGGCGATTCCGGTGAAGGCTGCGCAGAACGGTCGTAACGCACCGGCTGTGCAGGTGAAAGCCGAACCGGCTCAGTACAAAGGTGCAGGCATGACCCGCATGGTGATGGCCATCGCGGCGGGTAAGGGCGACCTGCAGCAGGCCGCCGCGTTCGCTGCGGAAGACCTGAACGATCAGGGGCTGTCGATGGCGATCACCACGGCTGCCGATTCCGGCGGTGCGCTCGTTCCGCAGAACATGCAGAACGAGGTGATTGAGCTCCTGCGCGACCGCACCATCGTGCGTAAGCTCGGGGCGCGAAGCATCCCGCTGCCGAACGGTAACCTGGCGATCCCGCGACTGGCCAGCGGCTCAACGGCAAGCTATGTCGGTGAAGGCAAGGATGTGAAGGCGAGCGGTGCGACCTTCGATGACGTCAAACTGAACGCCAAAACGCTGATCACCATGGTGCCGCTTTCTAACCAGCTGATTGGTCGCGCCGGGTTCAACGTCGAGCAGCTGGTACTGGGCGATATCATCAGCGGCATCTCCACCCGCGAAGATAAGGCGTTCCTCCGCGACGACGGTACCAACGACACCCCGAAAGGGATGAAGGCCGTGGCCACAGCGGGTAGCCGCACGCTTCCATGGGTTGCGGATGAAGAAGTGAACCTGCAGACCATCGATACCTACCTTGATGCGCTGATTCTCATGGCGATGGACGGTAACAGCAACATGCTCAAGTGCGGCTGGGGTATGTCCAACCGCACTTACATGAAGCTGTTTGGCCTGCGCGACGGGAACGGCAACAAGGTTTATCCGGAAATGGCAGTGGGTAACCTGAAAGGCTATCCGATTGAGCGCACCTCGGCTATTCCGGCGAACCTGGGCACGGGCGGCAAGGAGTCTGAGATTTACTTTGCTGACTTCAACGATGTCCTGATTGGTGAAGACGGCGCAATGGTGGTCGATTTCTCCCGCGAGGCGACCTACATCGATGCAGAGGGGAACACCGTTTCCGCGTTCGCGCGTAACCAGTCCCTGATCCGCGTCATCATGGAGCACGATATCGGCTTCCGCCATATCGAAGGCCTGGCGCTGGGTACCGGCGTTACCTGGTAATACTCCGACAATCGTGATTAACAGCCCGCCCCGCGCGGGCTTTTTTACAGGTGAATATCATGGCTCCTAAAACCAAAAACACTCAGAAAGACGATACCGCCACCGACACCAACGCCGAGCCTGCGGTAACGACCGCAGCGGTGGCTGATACTTCGGCACCGGCAGCAGACGCGAACACCGGTTCTGCAGGCGATGCTGGTAATGGTTCCGCACCAGGTCCGGACGGCGGCGATACGGATTCAGCAGGTGATGCGAAACAGGACGAAACCCCAGAGGAACGCATGTCAAAACTGACTAAAAAAGTCGCTTCGGTGCAAAACGGACGCGTTGCGGTGACGTTTCTTGGCCCGTTCAGTCGCTACTGCCGTGGCGATGTGGCCTGCTTTGACAGCGCCGTTGCTCAGGACATGGTGAACCGAAATATCGCCGTCTGGGCAAAAGATGCAGAACGCGCCCTTAAAACGAATAAGGACGATGATGAGCATGATCTTGACATTGGCTGAAGCCAAAACCCAGCTGCGCCTCGAGCTGGATTTTGATGAGCACGACAGCCTGCTGACCAGCCTGATTGACGCGGCTCAGCGCAGCATCGAGCGCAGCTACTACTGCAAGCTGGTAGAGAACCAGGCGCAGCTTGACGCACTGCCTGACGGTGAGACGGGTTACATCATTGATGAAGATATCAAGCTGGCCGCGAAGATGATGGTCTCGCAGTGGTATCTGAATCCCACCGGCACGGCAGAAGGTTCGCCGTCCGATTTGGGCGTTGAGTACCTGCTGTTCCCGCTAATGGAGCATACCGTATGAGTGAACCCCTGCGCCCCGGTGAGCTGAACTGCCGGATAACACTCAGCTACATAGAAACCGGACGCGGCGAGCTCGGCGAGACGCTTCCGGCCCGTGAGGTGATCTCCGGAAAGGCCTGGTCCAGAAAGGAGCTGGTCTCCGGTCGGAAGGTCCGGACGCTGGACCAGCAGCAGGTCGTTGAAACGTGCCTCTTCACGCTGTACCCGCGCAAGGTTGACGTGGATTGGAAGGTATCGACAGCGGACCGGGTATATACCGTTCGCAACGTCGAGCGCCTGACGGATCGGATAATCATCACCGGAGAGGCGGATTCACGCCATGATCGAATCAGCAATTAAAACCGCCGTCGAGCGGATCACCGGGCTGGATACGTACCCGCTGCTGCTTCCGGATACGGTGCAGGAAGGCGCGACGTTTCAGCGTATTTCCGACCCGCAGGTCGGTGACGGGTTGAGGCGGACCGGGCTTTCAGAGGTCCGGATACAGCTTTCGCTTTATGTTGTGGACCGGTACACGTCACTGCTTCAGTTCGACGGGGCGCTCTGGAATGAATGGAAGGGAATTATTCATGGCCAGCTGGAAGGTCAGCCCGTCCAGTACGTTGAGCGTGGGGGCATACAGCAGGGAAAAACCACGCTTCCCAACAACCGCATCCAGTACCGGCTGGTTCGCGACTTCATCTTCACCGTTCCGGAGTAAACGCCATGCAGATGGACATTAAATTCCCCACCGGGAAGGAGTTTGACCGGCTGCTGGAAAGCATCGACAAAAAAGTCGGGGTGAAACTCCTGCGCGATGCCGGACGGGCTGCGCTTGCGGTCGTTGAGCAGGATATGCGGCAGCATGCGGGTTTTGATGAAGAAAGCATCGGGCCGCACATGCGCGACTCCATCAAAATCCGCAGCACCAACGTGGCAGAGACCTCGCGCTATAACACCATCGTTACGCTGCGCGTCGGTCCCAGCAAAATTCACCACATGAAAGCGCTGGCGCAGGAGTTCGGCACCGTCAAACAGGTCGCCGACCCCTTCATTCGCCCGGCGATGGACTACAACGTCCAAAAAATCCTTAAAGTGCTGGCCGCAGAAATCCGGCTGGGACTCGAAGGGCGTTAGCAATCAGGAGAAAGCAAATGGCAGATCAAGAAATTAAATCCCCGTCAGAGTACGCGGTACTTCCGGCCGGTACGGAGGTTCGATACGGACAGAAAGGCGCAACCATTACCACCGCCTCGCTTCTGCAGAGCGCGATGGGGATTGGTGCGACGGGTAAAAAAGGTACCTTCCTTGAAGTGACGCGCCTCATCGACACAGAGCCGAAATACATGGCCGACATGGGCGAGGGTGAGGATAAAACGCTCGTCTTTATTGACGATCCTTCTGATACCGTTCAGGAAGCGCTGCTGAGTGATGCAGACGCGAAAAAAACTGTGGTCTTCTTCATGAAGTTCCCCAATAAGCGCATTTCAGAGGTTGAACTGGTACTGGCTGGCTGGAGCCTGCAGGCCGTTGACACCCCAAAAGGCAAAGTGCTGCAGGTCGAAGTTTACGGTAAGCAGAACAGCGTTAAGTGGACCGTTGATAAGCCAGCCGATGGCGGTGAGTAAACTTATTTCCCCCGCTCCGAACGCGGGGCTTTTTACTGATGACACAGGACAAAAACCATGAACTACAAATCCCTCGTTAATCCGCTGAATACCACTATTGAAAATACGATCCTGGGCCAGAAGGTGTACCTTCGTCGCCTGACCAGTGCCGAGCTGGATGACTATAACGACAACGTTGAAGCCGGACGTCAGGCCAAGCTTCCGTCGCGAGAGCTTTCCGCAATGGGGGTAAACCTGTTTCTGGCGGCGCTGGTCAATGAAGACGGCAGCAAGCCGAAAGCCAGCGAACTGCCCACTGCCGAGCAGCTGATGGCCGCCCACGCGAACGCCGATCTTCTCGCCGCAGTCACGTTCGTTCAGCGCCATTCTTACGGCACGCTGGAGGAAGCCACAAAAAACTAACCGACTCGCCCCATCTCAGGCTGCTGTTCACGCTGGCGGACCGATGGGGCGAGAAGGACCCCCGAAAAATAGCCGAGCTTCCGGCGAACATACTGACCCACTGGCAGGCCTATTTCGACATCCTGAGAACGGAGGCCGAAACCCCAGCGCCGGTAAACTCTCCCCCGGTGACTGCTGCGCAATCAGAAAGCGATCAGCAGTTCGCCGACTGCTTCAGGATATTAGGACATGGCTGCTGACGTTGCGTCGTTGGCTGTCGCGCTGCATCTCAACTCCGCCAGTTTTAAATCACAGTTTGCTGATGCTATGCGAACGGCGGACAGCAGCGCCCAGCAATTTAACAGGAAAGTCCAGACGGATAATCAGAAAACCCGGCAGTCGTTTGAAGGGCTGGGAAAGGGGATTACCGGGCTGGACGCCGACTTTAACAAGCTTGGCAAGACGGTCGACAAACGTCTGACCGGGCTGGATGAAATGCGCAGTCTTCTGGCTAACATTTCTGCCGGTAGCAATGTTGCCGGTAGTTCAATTACCACGGCGCTGGTTTCGGCCCTCAGTGAGGGGATGAGCACCGCGCTGGATAACAGCATTACGGGCCTGAAATCCCAGCGGCAGGCCCAGATTGAGTTTACCCAGGCTCAGGTGAGCGCCGCGCAGGGCTCAATAGAGAGCGCCAGGCAGCTGCGTGCTGAAGCTATCGAGAAGCAGAATATCGCGGTTAAGACCATCGAGGCCGCCCGCGCCGACCGCGAGCGCGCCTTTGCGCTCGATGAGCATTTTGCCAAACAGGCCGAGGTGAACAAGCAGTACGGGCTGGCTGTCAGCTATGAGGCTGAGCACGTTAAAAACGCCAGAACCATTCAGGAGGCGAATCTTGCTGAAGCAAAGGCGAAGGGCAGTCTTGCAGAAGCGACGAAAACGGTGCTGGCGGCTGATATCGCCGAGTCTGCCGGGAAGCAGCAGCTGGCCACTTCAACGCGCCAGCTCGCCGTGGCCAGCCAGGAGCTGTCGTTAGGTCAGCGAGCTGCGGCAGCCAGCGCAGGTCTGCTGCGTGGCGCAATGGCGATGGTCGGCGGTCCTGTCGGGCTGGCCGTTATTGCCGTAGCCGGTGCGGTGACTGCGATTTACTCGGCCTACTCCAACAGCGAAGCGGTCATTAAAGGGTATACGCAGGCGTTACAGAAATCCGGCCAGCAGTCCGTTATGTCGGTGATGTATCTGCAGAATCTGACCTCCAGCCTCGGTGATTCAGATCGCGCCGTTAAAGCGGTTACAGCATCCGTATCTGCGGGGTTCGGCGGTAATATGCTGGAGCAGGTTGCCAGCCTCGGTACGCGTATGGAGGAAATCGGGCAGAGTTCCGACGATCTTGTGTCGCTGCTGTCGAGCCTGAAAGGTGATCCACTGCAGGCGCTTCAAAAGCTGACCGACCAGGGGATTTTGCTCAACGGCAGCATGATAGACCAGATAGTCACGCTCGAGCGCCAGGGGAAAACATCTGAAGCAACGGCGCTGCTGCAGCAGGCTGCGATGAATGACCTTGATACCAAACTCAAGGAGCAGGAGTCGAATGTAGGTGGGCTGAAAAGCGCGTGGAAATCGCTGAAAGACTTTGTATCCGATGCGTTCAAAACCATGGGAGATGCGCACATAGCCACCGCGCAGGCGATGGCTGCCGGTGCAGGTGTTGACCTCGACACCACTCCCGACCCGGCAATCAAACAGCGTGAAGAGGCGGAAAAGCAGTATCAGGCACAGAAAAAGCAGCGTGAAGAAATCTCGAAGCGTCTGAAGGATGAAAACACCCTTTCCGGGTTGCTAAAAGCCGGTACATCGCGTGAAAAAGAGCGAGCCGATGCCGTTGCGCTTGTTAATGCCAATTTCACCAAAGGAACGGCTGAATATACGCAGGCAATGCGCGGCATCGACAAAATGTATGCCGAGCAGAAAAAAGCGCGCGAGAAGGCGTACAGCGACGATGCAGCGACCACGCGCCTGAATCAACTTCGGCAGGAAGAGGCCGCGTTGCGCTCCCAGAACGAACAAACCGAGACGCTGACGCAGTCGGAAAAAAAACTGGCGCAGTTCAACCAGGAAATAGCGGACCTCAAAGAGAAACACATCCTGACCGCTGGCCAGCGCAGTATTCTGGCGCAGGAAACGGAGCTGCGTCACCAGCTGGAGATTAACGCCAGCCTGGATAAAGCCAACCAGCAGCGCAAGCTCGGCCTTCAGATTCAGGAGCAGAACCAGGAGCTTTATCGCTCAACGCTTCAGCTGCAGCAGGAATATGCAAACCGTGTCGCCCAGATGACCATGAGCTCCGATGCTTATGACCAGATGGTTGCTGAGCAGCAGGTCCGGGAGCGTTTTGCAAAGCTCCGGGAAGAGCAGGATAAAACGATTGCCGATCACAGTTCCGAACTGTACCGAAAACAAACTGAGGTGCTGAGGGATGAAGAGCAGAAGCAGTTAGAGATTGTCCGTAGCGGCGCGGAACGGAAAAAACAGGTAGAAGGGTCCTGGTTTGACGGCATGAAGAAAGGGCTGACAGACTGGCGTGTTGACGCTGAAAACCAGTTCGCTCAGGCTCGGGATATTGCCATAAACGCGATGGAAGGCATGGGTACAGCCCTCTGGAATGTCGCATCGAAGGGGAAGGGGGATTTCAAATCGCTGGCCGTATCCATTATTGATGATATTGGCAAAATGATTACTCAGATGG